CGTTATTCAGGTCAACATCACCACACGCAAACGGCCATGCCGCTGTTGGAACACCACACTGAGCCATTCAGAATCCTCTCATAACGTCGCAAGATATGTGACAGCCGCAGCGTTCACAGCCGCAATATTGCCTGCAACAGAAAGCTCCTGCACAAAGTTGTAGAACGGTTGACCGCCAGCGACAAGACCGTCAGCCCCGCAAGACAAAATATTCCCATTCACAACGCCGTCAACAATCGGAGTTGCGAAAAGCGGAAGGCCCGCAACACCCGTCCCCGATAGGTCGATGCAAGTCGTGTCCGCAGTTTGCAACTCAACCAGCAAACCAGTTGCACCACACTCAAGCATGTTCACGCTTGCAGGATCAACAACAATATCAACCGTGTAAGGCACATCAACGGAACCGTCGCCTGAGACAACAGCGCAGTCACCACCTACAACGGTGCATACACAAGCAGAAGAACAACCACAACGAGCCATAGCAGAATCCTAACCTACTGACTACCAATAATCGGTCCGTACACCCCAGTGGGAACGTACAAGTATTTGAGGTCAGCGCCGACCTGAGCGAGAATCCAACCACGATCAGGAGGCAACGCTCCAGGCTGTTCTAGCGCCCGGACACGCGCTTCCAGAGTTTCTATGCGGTGACCGAGATTGCGTTCGTCATCACGAAAAGACATTAGGTGCCAATCGTTCCAAGAGGTTGTAAGTCGATGGAAACGCTACCATCGAACCCGACTTTCACGGACTTCAACCGGAAGTCAGCCACAACCTGTCGGCATGAAGCACTGCTATCCACTCGTACTCGAATGCCAGGGATCAACTCTGGCAATGTGATCGGCGCTGTCGGCTTCAAGCCACCGCCAGTGCCGGCTTCAATGTAAAGCTGATCTTGCAGAAGTGCGAGCCGTGTGTTTGCCGCCGCTTGTGCAGATGCAGCATCCTCAATCTCATTCTCGCTGAAGGTTCGCACGAGAAGTCCGTAAAAGTTCGTATACGCCGCAGTAGCGGTCGCAATACCCGTGACACCTTTGCCTAGAACGACTACCTGCGTGGCCTGATCGTTCCCCCTGGCGCTGATCGTCGGAGGCTGCACCCAAAACTCATCAGTCAGCACAACGTATGGATCAGCGGGGACTTGCTCGCCGCCGCAAAGAATCGTTCGCCCATATGCCGAATAGTCAATCCCTGTCTTGGCAAGCTCGCCCAACAAGTCATTTGCATACTTATAATCTGTTTGCAAATAGGTTCTCGAGCCGAGGATGCCTGTCAAGGTAGTCGTGATATTGAAGTTCGCAACAGGATCGGTGGACATTGCTGCGGTGGCGACAGTCTCAAAGATTGTTGCTATGTCAACATTTACGAAGTTCAGATCGGCGGGAAGCACACGCCGGTCCCACCATGCAGTTAGGTCGGCGGCAGTTACCTTGACGGTGCCGTAGCCAAACTCAACGCCGGTGACAGGGCCGCACCACGCATCTCTGCCGTCCCGATAAACGATGATCTCGGTGTTCCACGGATACACCTCATCCCAATTATCGCAGCATGACTCACCGAGCAGACCAGAGGTCACGCCGGTCATTTCCAGTGTCGAAGTCGCGTCAACATCGCGAGTGAAGGAACCGGATACGGGGTTGAGTTCTGCGATCACCTTTCCACCACCCCGTGTCAGCAACAACACTTGGATGTCATCACCTACGCCGAGGACGGCACCGGGCAGGCAGGTCGGGGTGAGAACAGATTGAAACTCGGGGATCAACCCGCCCGCATAAATGAACGCGCTTGATTCCGTCAGCGATTCTTCAACTCCAAAGAAAGTTGCAAGAAAATGTACCGGATAAACGGTTGGGATCGTTGCAGATGTGACAATGGTTTCTCCGGCAGCGATAGGGCTGTCGTTGTACCACGCAAACCCTAGCGTGGGGGTTATCCCAAGTGAACTGAAACTCGAAGCCGTGCTAAAGATTGCCGTGAGCGATGGGCTGGCAATTTGAGAAGGTGATGTCCAGGGCGGGGCTGAGTCAGCAGATATTGACGTTGCCAACACAGCAAAAACCGATTCTGCCGGAATCGGCAACGTCAAAGTGATTGTTGTTTCAAGAAACATTCCTCCCGGCACGACCACGCCGGTTGTCTCAAAGTTCGCGCCAGAAAACGACCACGAATATGGGTTGCCCTGATCGTCTATAAAACAACCATTATCGCATCCGTCGATGTCCGTTGAACTGCCAACCTGCATCACAGCGTTTAGCGGGGCGACAGGAGAAGGAACCGACCCCGTGAACAGTTCGAGAAACTGAACACGCACGAGGCTATAGCCGTCAATGTCTGAGCATAGGTATGTGTTGCCGAGGGAGTCTTCTATCTCAACAGTGATAGAGAAGCAGCCCTGAAATCCTGAGTTCTCGCAAGTGTATTGAGCGGGTGTCGAATTGAACTTGATCGTTGGGTCAGGAGAAAATTGTGTCCCGCTACCGCTATAAGTCCACTTGACTATCGGGTTGGTACTGACAATGTTTATAACTGAAACATCTAAGACTTGCCCCGGATAACCC